ATCAACTTAACTATGATAATGTCGCTCTTGGACGATTGCCCACTAATGTTACAAGTAATCCCAATGTTAGGTCACTGCGTGAACTTACATATCTACCCAAGGGTGAAATGGATCCCCATACAGTAAAAGACTCTGATCCTAGAGTCGGTAAATTACCATCAGAAGTATTAGACTGGATGACTAAATGAAGATTGCTATTGTTACAGATACTCATTTTGGTGCTAGAAAAGGTTCTAAGCATCTTCATGATTATTTTGAATTATTTTATCGTGATATTTTTTTCCCTTACTTAGAAGAGCATAAGATAGACACTGTGATTCATATGGGAGATATATTTGATAGTCGTAAAGCAATAGATTTACAAAGTCTTGAATGGTCAAAAAAAGTTGTATTAGAACCTCTTAAAAAATATAATGTGTACTTGACAATTGGTAATCATGACTGTTATTATAAAAATACTAACAATGTAAATTCACCAGAATTATTATTAAAAAATTATTCAAATATAAACGTATATACAAAAACAACTGAAATTGAATTATATGGATTAAAAATATTGCTTATACCATGGATAAATTCAGAAAATTTTGAAGAAACCAAAGAATTAATCAATAAATCTAGTGCCAAAGTTGCTATGGGTCATTTGGAATTGAATGGATTCCGAGCACATAAACATCACGTAATGGAAGATGGGATGGGTATTGATATATTTGATAAATTTGAAAAAGTGTATTCTGGTCATTTTCATACTAGATCTGATAATGAAAAAATATATTACTTAGGAAATCCCTATGAAATGTATTGGAATGATGTAAATGATGATCGAGGTTTTCATATATTTGATACTGATAAAAAAACTCATCAAGCAATAAATAATCCATATAGATTATTTTATAATATATATTATGATGACACACCATATCAAACTTTTGATTTTCGAAAATATAGTAATAAAATTGTAAAAGTTATTGTTCGTAAGAAGACTGATATTAAATTATTTGAAAAATTTATTGATAAACTTTATAATTCTGGTATTCAGGATTTGAAAATTGTTGAAAATTTTGCATTAAATACCAGTGATAATTTTGAAGATTATGATGAAGAAAATACACTATCTATTTTAAATCGTTATATTGATGATTCTGATTTTGATTATGATAAAAGTATTGTTAAAAATATATTTCAAAATTTATACAAACAAGCATGCGAGGTAGAGTAATGTATCTTCTTAGTTTAAAAAATCGGAGAAATGAAGGTATATATGCTGTCGAAGATAAAAAGGGACATAAGGTATTATTTCTTTTTGAACAGGAAGATGACGCAGATAGGTATGCTATGATGTTAGAGGATGAAGATGATAGAGAAATGGACGTAATTGAAATTGATGATGATCTTGCAATTAAAACATGTAAACTAAACAATTATAAGTATGCTATTATTACTAAAAATGACATTGTGATACCACCTAAAAAATGATAACTTTTGAAAAAATTAAGTGGAAGAATTTTCTTTCTACAGGAAATCACTGGAATGAGATTAACTTTCAAGAATCTGCAACTAATTTAATAATTGGAATAAATGGTGCAGGTAAATCCACAATGCTTGATGCGTTAACATTTGGGTTATTTAATAAATCCTTTCGCAAAATCAATAAATCTCAACTTGTCAATGCCACAAATGAAAGAGATTGTATCGTAGAAATTGAATTTTCTTCAAATAATAAAAAATATCTTGTTAGAAGAGGAATCAAACCAAATATATTTGATATTGAAATAAATGGAAATATATTGAATAAACAATCAGATGATAGATCAAATCAAAAAATACTGGAAGAAAATATTTTAAAATTAAATTATAAATCATTTACCCAAATAGTAATATTAGGAAGTAGTACATTTGTTCCTTTTATGCAGTTATCTGTAAATAATCGTAGAGAGGTTATTGAAGATTTGTTAGATATTCGTATATTCTCTGCCATGAATAACATTATCAGAGATAAATTGAGACTACAAAGAGAAAATTTAAGATCTTTAGATTTAAAAAAAGATAATTTAAATGATAAAATATCAATGCAAAAGAATTTTATTAAGGAGTTAGAGGATCAAGGAAAAAATAATATTGCAGAAAATCAAAAGAAAAGAGATAATTTAGGTGATGAAATTTCTGTTTTGATGATGCAAACTGAGAGACTAGAGGATAATGTATATGGTCTTACAGAAGATCAGAAAAAACTTATTGGTGCAGGAAAAAAGTTACTAAAACTTAACAATTTAAAAGGTAAATTATCTAATAAAGTATCAACCCTTACAAAAGAACATAAGTTTTTTACAGATAATACGGCATGCCCTACCTGTACCCAACCAATAGAGGAGGAGTTTCGATTAAATAAAATTACTGATGTTCAAATTAAAGCCAAAGAACTCAAGAAAGGTTATGAAGACCTTGAACATACCATCAAAAAAGAACAAGATCGAGAACATCAGTTTCAAAAAATATCAAAGGAGATTATTAAACTCAACAATGACATTTCTAAAAACAACACTAAAATATCTGGTTTTCAACGACAGATCAGAGATTTGGAATCAGAAATTCAAACTATTACCGAACAATTTAAAAACAGAAATACTGAACATGAAAAGTTAAAAGAGTTTAAAAGTAATCTTAAATCGACAATTGAAGATTCTTCAACTCAAAGAGAGGAAATGGTATATTATGATTTTTCCTATTCTTTGTTAAAGGATGATGGAGTCAAAACAAAAATTATTAAAAAATATTTACCATTTATCAATCAGCAAGTTAATAGATATTTGCAGATGATGGATTTTTATATTAATTTTAAATTAGATGAAGAGTTTAATGAAACAATTGAATCACCAATACATGAAGATTTTTCATATTCATCTTTTAGTGAGGGTGAAAAAATGAGAATTGATCTGGCACTTTTATTTACTTGGAGAGAAGTTGCAAGAGTTAAGAATTCAGTTAATACTAATTTACTAATTATGGATGAGGTTTTTGATAGTTCATTAGATGGGTTTGGAACAGAAGAATTTTTAAAAATTATACGTTACGTTATAAAAGATGCAAATACGTTTGTCATATCACATAAAACAGGTATGGAAGATAGATTTGAAAAAGTTATAAAGTTTGGTAAGGTTAAAGGATTTAGTTCTATTGTATGATTGAACCAATTTATAAAGTGTCCACCAACCGTCCTTCGGGACGGTTTTGTTGTTATAATAAGTATATCAGATACGAACCCTCATGACAGTCAATTACGAAATCAAATCCCAACTAGCAAAACTACTTGCAACAGAAGATCTTGTTGTCGAGCATAAAAAAGTAGAGACAGCATCATTCAATGTAAAATCTAGAGTGTTGACTCTACCTATGTGGGATAATACCACAGAAGATGTGGTTGATATGCTTGTCAGTCATGAAGTTGGTCATGCTCTCTTCACTCCAAACGAAGAGTGGTACAAGGATTATAAAATCAATCCAAGCATTGTAAACATTGTAGAGGATGCTCGTATTGAGAAATTTATGAAACGTCGTTATGAGGGTATTACAAAGACATTCTACAAAGGATACAATACACTATGTCAAGAGGATTTCTTTGAGGTAAAGAAAAAAGATATATCCAGAATGTCACTTGCTGATCGTATCAATCTATTTTTCAAAATTGGATCACACTACAGAATCTCATTCACTGACTTTGAGCAGACACTTGTAGACCGTGTTGCCTCATGTGAAACATTCAAAGAAGTATTGGAAGTATCAAAGTTAATCAATGACTACTGCCTAGAAGAGATTGAGAAGAAGAAAGAAGAAATGAAGATGAATAATAATTCTGAATTGGACATGGGTGATACTGAGGATGGTGAAGATGGATTCTCTGTCAAAGGTGATTCACAGGATGAGCAATCTGGTGATACAGATGGTGATGATTCTGAAGAAACATCAGAAGAAGAATCTGGTGACGTACAACAAACAACAATGCAGGGTGGCAATTCTCCAGAAGAAATTCCTATGGTAGAAACTGTGGAGAGTCTTGAGAGTGCTATCAAAAATCTTGCTAAGATGGATGGTATCGAAAATCGTTATCTTGAAATACCTGATGTTGACACTACTAAAATTATCATTGATAATGAAAGAGTGCATCGTTTAATTACAGATAATTTTACATCAATCGATACACAGATAAAAGAACTACCATATGATACATCAGATTGGATAAGAATACAAATGCATTCTTCAAAGAAATTTATCGCACAATCAAATGAAGAGTATGTTAAATTCAAAAGAGATGCACAAAAGGAGGTGAACTATCTTGTCAAAGAATTCGAAAGACGCAAGTCCGCAGGAGCTTATGCTC